AAGCGGCTTGGTGCGGTGCGGCATTTTTACAAGCTGCATTGCCTTGAAATTTCTACTTGACTTTTCTTAGCAGGTCTCTCGGATGACATCGCAGGCGTGCGACATATCCAGTGCAACCACCGGCTGATTGTTCCCGCTCATGCCCGCTGCTGCGGTCAATGTGGGTGATTGGTCGTCTGTCCGAAGTTCTGCGCCGCCCTGCTGTGTAGCCATGCAGAATATCGCATGATTATTCACCCCTGCGCACACTGCCGTCCGGTCGATGGTGTTTAGCGTGTAGCTTATATCCTCCCTCCAGCCTTTCCCATTGCATCCAGCGGTGTCTGCGCGGTCGATCCCGTTTCCATGCAAGCAGAAAATCGTCTGGTCGTTGCCAGTGCCTAACGTGCCGCTCTTGTCCTCCTGAACTAAAGCGCCTTTTCCTCCTCCGTCACAGCCCCCCCTAATTCGGACTGCATAAGAAGAACCGCTTTCAGCGTTTCCGGCAAGTCTTTCCCGCGCCGTTCCGCTCTCCGCAGGATACCCTGACACGCTTTTGCGCTCAAAGAGTATTTCTCCTGCGGTGTCGCCTCCAAAATCTGCGACAACCGAGATACGACGGCGACGTTGGGGGACTCCCCAGTGTTGCGCATCATGCACTCGCCAAGCCACGCTCCATCGTCCTCCCACTTCATCGTGGTAGCCCCCCCAGGTGTTCCAACCCTTTTCAGGCACTTCAATATCGGGGGCTTCCGGTTCTGCGATGCGGATGATCTCTTCGAGGACTGCCGCGAAGTCTCTCCCTTTGTTGCTTGAGAATGCTCCGGGCACGTTTTCCCAGACCATAAACCGAGGTCTGACCATGTCACCTGTCCGTCCAGTCGATCTGTCATGTTCTCTCATCTCCTTTACGATGCGAACCTGTTCCATGAACAATCCGCTCCTTGCGCCGGCCAATCCGGCGCGTTTCCCTGCAATGCTCAAATCCTGGCACGGTGAGCCGCCGGTGATAACGTCCACGACTTCGATCTCCGCGCCGTTGATCTTCGTAATATCGCCGAGGTGTTTCATCTTCTCCCATCGCATTCCCCAAACAGCTCCCGGAACGTCATGCCCGTCAGGTCTTCCAGCGCCAACAGCAGCCGCACCGTCACGTCTCTGTCTCCACGTGCCCACGCCGACACCGTAAACTGCGACGTGCCGAGGGATTGCGCCAGTTCGGTCTGGTTATAGTTCGTCTTTTCCAACGCTTCCTTGAGCACCGGATAAGTGCAGAACTCAAACGGCGTTTTTGGTCTCACAATCTTGCTCATGCGTGTACCTCCCCGTAGATCAGTGCGTCAAGCGACACGCCCAGCGCTTCGGCAATGTACAGGTACGTCGGCATTTTCGCGTACCACAGTCCGGTTTCGAGGTTATGTATCGTGGTCAGCCCGACGCCCGCCTTGTCGGCAAGCTGCTGCAAGGTCATCCCGCGCAGCTTACGCCATGCCAAAATACGCTTGCCGATTTCCTGCTCAGTCGGAACGCCCTTCGGTATTCCGCTCTCGAGCAGTAACGCGCTTACGGGGACGTCGAACGCCTTCTCCAATCTCCCAAGCGATTCTAACCTCGGGTAACACCTCCCCGTTTCCCATAAAGCGACGGTGCTTTGCGGCGCGTCAATATCCGCCGCAAAGGACAACTGTGAAAGACCTTTCTTCTTGCGCAAATCGCGGATGCGATGACCTAATTCCATTTCTGTGACCATCTTTTCTTGCTCCCTCATTTCGTTCGTTGATAGCGCCGCGTCTTAAACTGCCGCGCGCCCCAATAGGCACCGCGCTCCTGCGTTTGGCGCGCTTCCTCTTCCTTCGCCTCGTTATACTTGGCAATATCCGCCTGATAGTACGGGCAATCGCTGTGGCAGCCTACATGCCGCGTTGGCGACTTGCAGCTGTGGCAGTGTTCAAAACTCATCTCACACCTCGCGGATCGTGATGCCATACTTCGCCAACATTTCGTTTTTCTTTCTGAGATACATTTGCGTCCGTTTCCCCTTGACATCCTCGACCTCTTGCAGCCAGTAGACTTGCCCGTTGCAGTCGGGCGCGGTAGGCCGTTCATAGACAAAGTCCGCAAAATATCTCTCTGGCTTAACGCGTGATCCGTCCGAGCAGATGTAGGTCTCTTGCAGTGTAAAAGATCGCTCTATCTGCAAATTTCGAATAAGCCCTTGCCTCTCCATCAAGGCCAACTCGTCATAACGCCTCGCCTCTTTGGCACTCTTGAACTCATGCACTTTCCCGTTAGGCATAACGCGCGGCGTAAATCGATTGCCGTACTTGCTTTTCTTCGGCTTTTGCGTGCCTGCCAGCTTGTCAAGCACCTGCTTCTGCGCCTGCGGCCCCAGCCTCGCGAGGTCAGCTGATGTCAGCGCCATCGTGTGCCTCCTCCTTGCTGTCCGAGGGGTCGTCCCGCAGGCCGACCGCAATGTGCATCATGTTCTTCTCATCGACGCGCTGGTGAATCTCGTATTGCCCAAGCAACGGGTTCACCTTCGGCCTTTCGAGGTGGAGCGCCTTCATGCGTGGGATATCTTCTCCCGTGTCGGGGTCCTTCACTGCCTCGCCGTAGGCAAGCGCGATCTGGATAATCCAAGCGTCGAACGCCATGCGCAGCTGGTTCAGCCCTTTTATATCCTCGTGCAGCTTCGCATTCGCTTTCATCAGCTCGCCGACTTTTTTCTGGTATCTGCCGAGCTCGTGCTCAAGCCGTTTTACCTTGTCTCTGTTTCTTTCGCTCATCGGTTCTCCGTCCTTTCGTAGTGCAGCGTCAGCGCCCGAGCGATCGGGCAGCGCCGCCATTCTTCGTTGGCGCAGTAGCGCCGCGTGTATTCGTCCAGCTCTTCTTTTGGTAGCTTGACTTGTGCGCCCTCGCAGTTGAGATAGTCGCGGTAGTCCCGCGAGTAAAACGGGCACTTGAAAATGCCCCCTCGATACCCGCTCATAGGCGTTCAGCCCCCTTTCAGGAAGTCTTTCATCCAGCCATTGTTTCCGCTCGGCTGAACATTTTTCCCTTGCTGGGCAGGCGCAACAGGTCCGCGCCCCTTGTCCTGCTCTCTGGCAAGCCAAGAAGTGATAAAGCGTTTTATCCCGTTGCGCGTCTTTCTCTTCGATGGGTTCGCGTCGCACCATCCCGCCATGTTTCTGAGCTGTTGTAGAACGTCAACGTTCGGATAGAGCTGCGACCATTTGGCCCTGTCGTTCTCCGACACGTCGAAAAAAGTCCCGTCATTCAGCGGCAAAGAAATCACCGGCGGCGCGTCAGCCGCTTGCGGCTCAGCGCATAATATGTACTCTTCTTTACTCTTCTCTACTCTACTTTTCTCTACTTTACTTTGTCGTTCGATGTCAGCATTTTTTGAAAAAATGTTTACATTTTTCGCAGAAATGTAAACATTGGGCAAAATTTGGGCAACATCAACCAGAAGGATGTTGTAATCGACTTCAAGAGTTTTGCGGCGGCTGACTGCCTCGAAGTACCTTTCCTGTATGCCTTTAGAGGTCAATACGTGGTACTTGTCATACTTCTCTTTGTCGAACATCCCTCGTCTGATAGAAGCCTCTATTATTTCGGAAACGACGCTCCCACCCAACCCGACCTTGCGGGCGAACAAAAGCGCAACCTCCTCTGTCCATTCAATGTAGTAACCCGCCTTGCCGTAAATCTCTTGCAGCAAGTGAACGACTACACCAAATCCTGTCAAGCCAAATTCTGCTTCTATCAGTTCAAACTTTGCGTTCAATGTGACATCAAGCGGAAAGTAATCGATCCCGCTCTTTGCCATAGACTACTCCCTTAAAACGGCAGCTCGCCGTCGTCCTCGCTGACATCTGCAAAGCCGCCTGCGGCGCTCTCTACGGCGTATTGCGGTGCGGTGGTATCATTGCCCTCCGAGCGCCTGTTGTCTGCGAAATACACGCTGTCAGCCTGCACCTCGTAGCTCCTGCGCTTGTTGCCGTTCTTGTCCGTCCAGTCGCGCATCTGCAAGCGCCCCTCGACGCCGATCATGCGACCCTTATCGGCGTAGTTGCAGAGCACTTCTGCCGTGCCGCGCCATGCGACAACGTCGATCCAGTCCGTGCCGCCCTCTTGCCGTTGCGATCAACGGCAAGAGGGAACGACACAACGGATACGCCGCTGTTCGTCTTTTTCAGCTCCAAGTCACGCCCGATGCGTCCCATCAGGCAGATTCGATTCATGCTCATTTCAATTCCTCCTCGCTTTGGTGTTGGTGCAGATAGAGCACATGGCTCTTGCCGATGGCGGCGTTTTGGGCGAGCCATGCGCGCGCCTGCTCGCGGGATAGATGGCTCTCCATCGCGCGGCTCTCATAGCTGAATTCTCCCGCCTCCAGCTTGCGCTTCATGCGCTCCTGTATCTCCTCTTCGCCGTAATTGGCTTCGATCAGATAAAGGTCGTAGTCCTGCGCCACAATGCCGTCCAGCGAGGCGCAGTCCGTCGCATAGAACACGCGCTCGCCGTTTGCAAATTCGATATGCCACGCACAATTCGGAACATCGTGAGGAATGGAATTGTAGGACACACAGACGGGGTAGAGAAAGGAACAGGAGTAGAACAGCACATGGCCTGCCATGCCCTCGTCGGTCACGCGGCGGTCCACGCCGATGCGTCCCATCGGTTCCATGAGCCACGGAGGGACGCACCAGCGCAGCGCAGGGCGCAGGAAGTGCAGGCGCTTGATGGTCTCGGGGTTGAAGTGGTCGCCGTGAACATGCGTCAGCAGGACGAGCCTCAATCCCTTGCAGTATGGTTCGAGTTCCCGAAAGGGAACGCCGCAGTCAATGAGTATTTCATCATTCAGCAGTACGGCGTTCCCCTTGGAGCCGGTCGAAATGACCTTGACCTTACAGATCATTCATGCTCACCTGCTTGGTGGTGCCGGTCTTTCCGTCGTCCGGCGTACCGAGGGCATCAGCGGGAGATGTCAGATCGTCCTTGACCTCGCCTGTGGTCTCGTCCACTTCGACGGTCGGGAGATCAAAATACTGCTCGCGGCTCGCGCGTCCCTCTTTCAGTGAGGTATACACATTACGCAGGCGCACGATGCTCTGCGTCGTGAACGCTTCGGACTTGCATCCGATGTACTTTTCAAGGCACTCCATCGGTACGCCGAAGTCGTCCTTGAACGCCTGCCCCATCTTGCGTACGCGGTCGATCATGGGTTCATCGCTCTTTCCCATCATCGTCTTGGTACACGCCGCAAGAGCGGCGTCTACCACGTTGCCGGGGATAATGCCAAGAATGCACGCGCGCATACGGCGCGCGCCCTGATTGGCGACCATTTCATAGATGTCGCGCGGGTCGGTGAGGGCAACGCTTCCTTTCTTGGTGTAGCGGATATGCGGCACGGTGAAAATCTTCGTCTGGCGGGTGTTGGTCTCCAAATCCCAGCAGTAGGCCATGACGGTGCTCTCGCCGTTCTTCTGCTCCAGCTCGGTAATGCCGAAGTCGAGGTTGCCCCAGTTCTGCGCCATGACCTCGGCGAGACGTATCGATGGGCCGGTCACATTTTCGCCGCCGCGCGGGTATTCATAGATCGCGCGCTCGGCAAGGCTCTTGCGCTTGCAGGCGTTGAGAATGCGGTTGTTCGCTTCAATCTCGTCACGGGGAAAACGCTTGGCGACGACCATTGCCGCCTGTACCTCCTGCGCCTGACGGGAGATCATCATTTCGGCGTTCACGCTCTTGGCGCTCACAACTTCGGTGCTGTTGTAGGTCTGCATTTCGTTCATGGTAATATCCTCCTTAAAATAATCATTCGTACTGATAGCCATTGCTGACAAGGAATTGCTTCAAAAGGCGCAGGCGCTCGCGCGTATCGGTCACGCGGAACGACACCGTGAGGCGTTCGACCGCCGCCTGCTCCACGCGCTTCGGGGCGACCTGCGGGGCCGCTGCGACGGTATCTCCAGCAGCGCGCGCTGCTGGAGTAACCGTGTGGCGTTTCACGGCCTCGCGCTCCTCCTCGGCGCGGCGGTGACGCTCGTTGACAACGGAGATCGCAAGCGAGAGGTCGAGGTTATTTTTGTACTCCACCATGATCTCTGGCGCGTTCTCGCCCATCGTGCCGATGGTTTTCATGTCCTGCGCCACGCCGTCCACCTTTAGCTTGATCTGCTCCATGAGCTTCTTCGGCGTCTTGGCTCTGGCGCTCGCCATATCGACCTTAACGCCGGTCTGCCCGAACGAAAGGAAGTCGATCTCGTTGACCGCGCACAGCTCCCGAAAATAGCCCAGCAGCATTTCCTCGCAGCGGCTCTTGATCTCGCTTTCCGTCGCGTCGATCTTGGCTTTCAGGTCTGCGTCGGCGCGCTTGTACGGGTCGGCGATGCACTCACGGTAGACGGATTCGAAGCTGTCGTACTTCTCCATGATTGCGGATTTAATGGCCTTGCGCTGGGTCTCGGCATCGGCAAACTCGCGGTTCATTTCGGCGCGAATGTTCTTCACGCTGGTTAAGGTCTCGTCGGTGCAGACAAGGCTCATTGCCTCTGCGACGCGCTGCTCCGTCTGCTCCTTCCGGCTCCTCAAATGCTCCTCGATCACGGGGAGTTGAGTCACTTTCATCAGGGTGTTATCCATCTTCGGTCTCCTCCAATTCTTCAAAATACATTTCCTCTGCGCCGCAGTCTGGGCAGAACTTTTCCGTCACGAGGACGTAGCCGCGCTCACCGTCAAGATTTTCGCGCCGACGCATAACGTCCGGCTCGTCAAAAATGAGGTGGCAGCAAGTGCAGCGATAGATCATTGATTCCCCTCCAAATACGCCATTGCGCTCTGCACGCCGAACACGCGCGCCGCCTGATGGTCGTTGAAAAACACGTCGATGTGGTTCCCGTTTATACCGCCACCGCAGTCCTCCGAGATGTAGCTGTGCTGCGTACCGTCCGGCCAGATCAGCAGGACATGCGTTCCGTAAGGGATCACCTTCGGGTCGACCGCGATCGTGCGCCCTTCGGTGGCCAGCGCGCCGGTCGCGGTGTAGCCGCTCGCCCACTTGCCGCAGCAGCAGCGTCCGGGGCAATAGGCCGTCAGCGTAAATTCGCCGAGAAACACGTCATTGCAAACGGCGCTCTCCGTCGCGGGAATGTCCCACGCGGGATCATACTCCTCTACGATGGGCGCTTCTTCCGGTTCCGCATCGACCGCCTGCGCGCTGGTGGCGAGGATTGAGATCACGATCAAAAGGATCGTTGCGCCCAAGCACGCCGCCGCGAACAGTGCCGATTCATCGGCTTTGCGCTGCTCTCTCGTGCGCTTGTCGTGCCATCTCATCGTCTGCACCCCCTGTCGATATACGGCAGTAGATCATACAGCACCTTGCACCCCGCGCACGCACCGATGACGGCAAGGCTCGTGGCGAAATCGCAGCCGTTGAGCGCGATCACCGCAGCGGCAATGCCGCCGAAAAACAGCGTGTCAATCATTTCGTGCCTCCGATCAGCATGAGCTTTTCCGCGTCCGTAAATTGCAAAACTCGGTCAAGCTCCCAAATTTCCTCTAACGTCCAGCGGGAACGCCCCGCCATGCGGTTACAGATTTGCGTTTCTGATAAGCCGATTTCCTCGCCCAGCTCCTTGCCGGTGCGAATCAACGACCGTCCCATCGCGCCGCGAACGGCTCGCTCAAGGTCATTTCGCCGTCGCGTTAACTGTTGTGGCTTTAGCATCTTGCCTTTTCCTTTCTCGCGTGCTACAATAAGCACGGACACAATATCTTGTGGTGAGATTTGTCCGGTGCCCTGTTCGGCCTGCTACGCTGAACAGGGCTTTTCTTATGCCCCGATTGCTTTTGTCTGCATCAAGCAATTCTTGACCTGCTGGTAATCCATGCCAACTTCCAGCAGAACCGAAATGCGGTTTTCCATCTTTGACACCGCCGCAAGCTCGTCCGAACTCATGTAATCGCTCGCCGTTGCAGCCTTTTCCGCGCCGCGCTCCTTGCGAAACTGCCGCGCCGTTTTGCCGAGCGCCGCCATGTATGCGAGATCGGTGTACTGGTTATACTTGAATTGCTTGTGCGGGCTGTCCGGCAGCGCCTTAATAGCGTCCGTCATGCTGGTACGCAGTGACTTGCGCTCGGCCTTGATTGCCTTAATATTCATCAGCTCTTTGCGCATGGCGAAGAACTGGCGAACGAGTTCTTTCTTGAACTCAATGACGACCGGCGTATTTCGAAGGAACGTAAGTAAAAGCGTCGCCTGCTGCTCGTTCAGGTGGTAAACCTTAACTGTCTGCCCTGTTTTGCTTCCGCTCAAAGGTCGGATTTCAAATCCGACCTTACCAAACTCGTGGAGGTCTTTTTCATGGCGCTGAACTAACTTCTGCACCGTATCTCGCTTTACACCCGCGCACTCTGCAATGACTTCGGATGTCGTGAATGGCTCTTCGGTGTTCGGGGAAAGATAAACCAAATTGCTCATGCTCCCTCCTTGTCCGGCTTTAACAGCTCGTCCACCGTGCATCCGTATAATGCAGCAATCTCCGGAAGTCGACTTGCTCGCGGGGCCTGCTGACCAGTCTCCCAGTAATACACGGCCACGTCGGAGATTTTCAGCGCGTCTGCTACCTGCTGGACGCTGAATCCAGCTTTATGACGAGCGCTTCGAAAACTCATCTTTTCACCTCCAAATACTAAGTTTTACTTGACAACTTAGCGAACCGTGATATTATAAGAAGTGCCAACAAACTAATAATTTCGACAGTCCGCTAAGTATCAAGGGGGCTTACTTTTTTATTACCCTATGCTTACATTATACTAAGCTCAGCTTAATATGTCAAGTTGAACTTTGCATTTTGTGCGACTTCGGCGGTTTGTACAAAGGGAGGCTTAATATTTTGGACGGTCCTACGCTTGTTGATATCGTCGAACGCGAGCTCGTTGCTCGACATATAAAAAAGGCGGAATTTTATGCCGCAACAAAAATATCAAGTGCAACATTTTCACAGTGGAGAAATAACATCTATTTCCCCTCTGCTGCTAATATCAAAACTATTGAAGAATATTTGGGGATTTCAATTTCTTATTCTGTAGCCGATAAAGCCGCAAAAAAAGAGCGCCCCACCGATGGTGAAGCGCTCATTTCTGAATTGCCCGAAGATATTCAAAAGCTCATCCGGATTTGCGAATCAAATCCTGACCTTGCTGCTGCTCTACTATCTGTTGCGCAGCAGATCGAAAAAGGTCAAGTTGCTGGGGAGTAAATTTCGAAATTGTAATAATCAATTCCTCTACCGTCGTCATCCTCTCAGCCCTCCGTTCGCTCTCATATGATAAAACAAGTGTTCTATCGCGGATTAGTATAACACTAATTTTTAATTGATTCAATATAATTTAAAATATAAAATTAGGTGAATTTGATATGCCAATTACCTTATATTTTGAGCACGGCCGCGTTGTGGAGTTGTTCCCAGAACCAAATCAATCGTATTACGACGTGCGCGATAAGATCAACGCGGCAACTGATATAGTGTCTGATGGAATAAAATACGACTTGACCGATAAGCAATCAATTTATTCTATCGCCATTCCTGACTATACAAAATTCCGTGATGTACCGCGTTTCAAAGAGTTAGGCCCTACAGGGTATCTTGAATATGTGCTGAGAATGCACGCGGGGCTTTTGTGGAATGGCGGAGATTACCAGTTATCAATGGCCTGCCTTGAAAAATCCTGCCAGCTAATGACGTATTCTACGCTTGGCTGGGAACGAAAAGATTTTTATAGGGTCGTCAATTATTATATCGAGCTGGGTCGATTCAAAAAGGCGAAAGAGTGGAAAGACTGGATAGATGCACACACGGAATCGCCGGAAGACTATGCAAAAGACGCATTTGCAAGAACGCTTGAATCGTGTAGAAAACTTGGAACTGATTTAATAGAGGTTGGCGATTCAAGCGCGTGCTGTGAAATTTGCGCGAAGTACCGGAGACGGATATATAGCTTATCTGGAAAAAGTTGGAAATTTCCAAAGTTCCCAGATGATTTTCATTTTCAGTGCGGGCTTGGGATATTTGCTTATATTGACGGTGTTTCTGAGCCATCTTTCAAGTGCATAAGTCCATCTTTATATAGTAAACGACCGTTTCGCGATGATCGAACCGAAGAAGAAAAGGAAAATTATAGGCTTTGGTTAGAACGTGTTGAAAAGTCTTACAATCCGATCAATGAGCCAAATTTAAATCATATTATTTATTATTGGTTCAAGCCTAAATTCCCCGACGACTTCCCAAAATCTCTTTCTGGCTTTTCTCGCATGCGAAACGGTAACACAGCAAATTATCAAAAGCTGGCACAAAAGATTGAGGATGCGGGGTATACCATCCCTAAATCATTAGATGAGGTCGCAGAATGGGAAGAGCGGAAGAATTGAAAAGTTGCAAGGCGGTATAGCTTAGATTGGCCCCGCCGCCCTCTGCAACAAACGGCGGGGCCTTTTTGCAGCCAGCGGGAAGCGGTCGCCGCTGCTTGTCTTCACCGTACATCCCCCAGCACCGCACTTTCAAGGCTTAGATTTGACCCTTTGACAACTTCCGACAAATTTCATTGCTACAAAAAAGTGCAACATTTGCACCGAAAGGATATGATGTTAAGTGAACATTCAGAAACGATGTCAGGAGCAAAAAGACTTGTTAAGACTAACGCATCAAGATATTGCCGACAAAGCAGGCTTACCGTTGCAAACAGTAAAAAATTTTTTCTCCCGCGCATCTAAGTCCCCATCAGTTTACACAGTCGCTGCGATTTGCAAAGTGCTTGGCATCTCCCTTGATGAGGTGTTCGGGATTTCAGAACACTTGACACCGACTGAGGAAACCTTGCAGGCGCGCAACGATGAGCTGGAACGCCATGTTGATGCAAAAGCGGACATGATCGAGATCATGCGGCGCGGTGTCCGTATCCGAAACGTTGTAATTGCTATAATGTTTGTCATTATCGTCTTTCTGTCCGCGTGGTGCTTGTACATTGATTGGAGGGGGATTTGATGAAGATACCAAAAGCAAAACTACTACCGTCCGGCAACTGGAATGTCAGCGTCATGGTAGACGGAAAGCGGGTGTCCGTCACAGCGCCTACCAAAAGGCAGGCGGAGAATGAAGCTGCCGCGTTGAAGTCCGGCGCGAAGTCTGCCGCTCGTGCGTCTGAGCGCACAGTCGGTGATGCTATCGACCGATACATCGACAGCAAGGACGCGATACTCTCACCCTCTACCGTCAACGGGTACAGAAAACTGCGCAAGGTGGTTTTCCCGGAGCTGATGAGCGTTAAGTGCTCCGCGTTGACGCAGGATCGCGTGCAGCGTGCCGTGAATAAGATGGCGCGGGAAAAGTCCCCTAAGTACGTCCGCAACGCTTACGGCCTGTTTACTGCGGCAATGTCGGAGGAATGCCCGGATATGGTGTTCCGTATATCCCTCCCTCAGAAGCAAGCACCTAAAATCAAAATCCCTACCATGGACGAGATCAGAATCTTGCATGAGAATTGCAAAGGCACGGACTTTGAACTACCGTTTCTTCTGGCCGTCTGGCTCGGCCTCCGTACATCGGAGATCAGAGGGCTAACATGGGATTGCCTTGACGGCGATATTTTGACGATCAAGCAAGCAATGGTAGACGGTGAGACTGGCCCGCAGCTCAAGCAGCCAAAAACCTACAGCGGCAACAGAAAACTAAAAGTACCGCCGTATATTATGGGACTGCTTGACGAAACACCGCACACAGATGAGTATATTGTCCATGCAACAAGAAATGTCCTATATAAGCATCTGCAACGCGCGTGTGCCCGCTGCGGAGTTCAGCCGTTCCGCTTTCACGACCTCCGCCATGTAAACGCATCGGTTATGCTCCGGCTCAATGTCCCAGACAAATACGCAATGGAGCGCATGGGGCATTCTACAAACAACATGCTTAAAAACGTATATCAACACACCATGGATGATAAAGCCGTAGCAGTGGCAGATGCCGTTGACGGCTTTTTTGAGTCCGAATTTCATCTGTAATTTCATCTGTAATTTATCTGCAAAAACACTGTTTTAACAGAAGATAACTTGCAAATATCGCAAGTAATGCGTAAACAGGTAATCCAGAAAACCCTTGCAAATACAAGAAAAACCCCGCAGCCGTTGAAACTGCGAGGTTTTTTCATTGGTGGAGGCGGCGGGAGTCGAACCCCCAACCCAATCCGCAAAAGCATTGATATTACAAGGTTTTTTGTAACTCATCTGCAATTCCATCTGCAATTTACTTTTCTAGTTTCCGCATGACGCTATTATAGACGCGCTCGTTTACAATTTTCAAGCTGTCCATCAGCTCGTCCATGATCTCCCACGCCTTGTCCGGCGGAATATCTGCCACTGCGCGCAGGAAGTCGCTGTCGCCGTATGTTTCAACGTTGACTGGCGCGGGCGCTGCAGAGTATGCCATTGGCAAAGCCCTCTCTCTACTGCCGCTTTGCTGGTCACGGATGGCATACAGCACGGCAAGGCGCTCATAGTTTTTCCAGCTCGATTCTTCCGTTTCAAGGCGAGCTATCCAGCGCTTGACCTCATTCTCGTCGACCATAGGGGAGCACCCCCTTTAGCCCTCGATTGTGTCCATGCAGCGCTGGATGGCTCTGCGGATGCTGTCATCGTCGGCGTTGTCCAGCATTTCCTGCAACTGGCGTTTCATATTTTCCATGCTGCCGTCGCGGGAGTAGTGTCCACGGACGTAGTGCGTACCGCGTCTCGCGTTGGACATATCGCGGTCATAAGCGCCGCGCATACCCGACTGCCAATCTCCGTCGCGGGAATAGCGGCGAGAATAGTCTTCATCGCGGGAATAGCCGTCGTCCTCCATCATCTCAATCTTATCGATGTTCTTGATGGTGTCCGTCAGCTTGTGCGCAATTTCGAGATCGCCCGCGCCAAGCTCGCCCTTGCGTGCCAGCTCGTCGAGTTCGTCGCACAGCATATTGCGCAGATCATACATTGCTTTCTTGCTCATGTCCATTCTCCTTTCACGCGATTCTCTCAACCGTCAGGTTCGAGTTGGCGAAGTTGACGGCCTGAGTGCTGGTGTTTTCCATTGCAACCGTCAGGCAACAGCCTTTCGGAACGCAGACCTGTGCGGAAACATAAATGTTAAAGTAGTTCCCTACCGCCGCGGGCGTGACGGTCGCCGTTGCACTGGCCAGCGGTTCTCCGTTAATGGCAAGCGCCGCCGTGATGGCCTCGACCGTGCCTCCGGTTGGAATAGCGATGTTGCCGCCATAGGAGACCCTAAACAGGGCGCGATTTTGATTGGTGAGGCCTCGAAGCGTGACAACGCCTGCGCCCTGACGATGCACGATACAAGGCTTGCTATTGACCGCCGTTTCGGTCAGTGGGACGTTCTGCCCAGCAGGGACCAAAGCAATGCTAGAATTACTAAACTCAGCCATACTGGTATCACTCCTTTCTCTGATTTGCCCCAAAAGGGGCAAACGCACCATTTGCGATCATTTCCGCGTAGCTGGGCGCAAATAATTCGTCCGCTTTACGCAAAAGATCGGCATAATTGCTAAGATCGTACATGCTCATTTCACTCTTGTCCAGAGTTGCAATGTGATCGACAAATTCCTGCTTAAGTTCGTCAACCGTTTTCACAAAATCATTCCTTCCTAAAGGGGTCGAAATCGACCCGTTTAAAATACAGCGGCAGGGCTATTGCCCCGCCGCGTTGTTTCCAGTGTCGGCACGGGGCCGACCATCTCGGTAACGTCACCGATATGGTGCCCGAGAAGCTATGCTATGCAGTTGTCAGCAGCCGCAACCGGCAAACTGGTTGCAGCAATAGGGATTCTGCACCGTGTAGGCCGGAATGGGAGAGGGACGCAGCTGCGAGACCAGATAGCTGTTCTGCGCCGCCTGGCTTGCCGCCAGCTTCAAGCCCTGGTTCTCGGCTTGAAGGTCAGACAGTTTGCTCTGCGTCAGGAAGTCCAAAATCGCGCGGCTGTTGCTGTTGGC